GGCTTTTGATGGTCAAGTTCACTACGACAACTCAGATGCGTATGGGGTAGCAAATAGAACAAATGGAACTCTCGGTCATGAAAGAATTCAAGAGGCAATTCAAGCATCTGGAATTCTAGACGAATCTATGGAATTTGATTCTCTTCCAAGAAAATATAATAAGCAAACTCATCCAGCAATGGAATTTAGAGTTAAGTCAGAAGATCCTCCACTAGATGGCTACGGAGATGTAATGCTTAATTATAACGGAGAACGTCTTGTGGGTGAAATTAAGACTATGCCAAATGAAGGCTTTGAGTATAAAAAGAATAGCCGAAAGCCTAAAATGGCACACTTAATGCAAATTTTAATTTACATGAAGGTTTGGAAAGTTGGTAAAGGTGTAATAATTTATGAAAACAAAAATAATCATGAGTTACTAACTTTACCTGTAGTAGTAAACGATCATTACCGTCGGTGGGTAGACCAGGCATTTGATTGGATGAGGGCAGTTCATAAATCTTGGAAAAATAGAGAGTTACCGCAAAAGCCGTATCGATCAAACTCTAAGATTTGTAAGGTGTGTCCAATTCAAAAAGCATGTGCTGAAGCAGAGACAGGGGTAATTAAAATTAAACCTCTGGAGTTGCTAGAAGATGAAAAATTGTAGATGGTGTGATAAAACATTTGAAAGCAATATCTCTTATCAGATCTATTGTTCTGAAGAGTGTAGGGACGCTGCAACAAAAGAAAAAATTGCACAAAGATACATTCAGACTAGAAGACAAAAAAGAAAAGGGAAAAAACGTGTTTGCAAGATGTGCGGAGAAAAGTTATCAATTTATAACGATGATGTCTTATGCATTAAATGCAACATTAATCCAAATGATGTTAAAAAAGCGCTAAAGGATATAAAGGGTTTATCTAATGATAGAAAAAAGTGATATTCCAAAAGTTATTTGTTCTATTGATGCTAGTACAAATAATTTCGCTTTTGCTTTATTTGATACTGAAAAAAAATCTTTAAACGCAATTGGCAAAATTAATTTTGTAGGGTCAGATATTTATGATAAGGTCATGGATGCTGGGAAAAAATGTAAGGCCTTTTTTGATTTCTATCAAGGGTTTGAGGCAATAATTATTGAGCATACTGTTTTTATGAATAGTCCCAAAACTGCATCTGATCTTGCCCTGGTTCAGGGAGCAATTTTAGGTGCTGCTGGTCAGTCTGGAACTAAGTTTATAGGCAAAGTATCCCCAATAACATGGCAAAATTATCTTGGCAATAAAAGGCTTACAAAAGAAGAGCAGATACAGATTAGGTCTGCCAACCCAGGAAGATCAGATTCTTGGTATAAATCATACGAACGAGAATTTAGAAAACAAAGAACAATAAGATTGTTGGATGTTATTTATGATAAAAAAATAATAGATAATGATGTTGCGGATGCTTGTGGTATAGGTCACTGGGCAATTAATAATTGGGAAAAAGCATGATTGATAAAGAATCTTTGCAGGCAGAAATGATGATTGAGCATTTAATATTACAAAATGCTATAGAAATTGATGGGGTTGACTCAGATACTGGAGAAATGATATACTCTATTACTGATAAACTGAAGGAGGTAAACCCACAATTATATAGTGGACTTAAGAAAGACTTTGAGCAACATATGTTTACTCTTATCGATCAAGGTCCAAAAGTAATGAAGTGGAAACTAAATAATGGCTTCTAAATTTTACACTAACGAAGTATGGCTTAAAAAAAGATATCATTTGGATAAAAAGACTCCAGAGGATATTGCAAAAGAATGTGGAGTTACTGTAGAAACTATATATGTTTATTTGGCTAAATTTGGATTAAGGAAATCAAAAAGATGAGTTTGCAACCAGTATTTACAGATTCAAAAAATTTTAATTGTGAAGATCTATATCTACTAACAGTTGGCACAGAGGCAGGTAAAGAAATTTGGCAGACCTGTCACGAAATTGCACACATGTTAGTCAAGAAGAATATTGCCTATGGGAATTCAGCCCTTGATCCTGTACGTATATTTTCGAAGGCGGGACCAAGAGAGCAACTACATGTACGCATTGATGATAAATTAAATAGATTAATGAAGGGTACAGAATATCCAGGGGATAATGATATTGATGATTTAATTGGATACTTAGTATTATTAAAGATAGCAAAGGCCAAAGATGTCAACTGAAGAAGATTTAATAAATCATTTAGATCAATTAAACACCGTTGTTGGTGAATACCTAAAGGGTAGCGATGCAACAAAAATATCTAAAGAGTTATCGATACCACGCAATCGTGTAGTTCAATTAATTAACGAGTGGAAGGTGATGGCCTCTGCTAATGATGCCATTCGTGCTCGTGCCAAAGAGGCGTTGGCAATTGCCGATACCCACTATAATAAACTTATTGCAAAATCTTACGAAGTTATTGACGAGGCATCTTTAACTAACAATTTAGGTGCTAAAACCCAAGCAATCAAATTAGTAATGGATATTGAGTCTAAAAGAATTGACATGCTACAAAAAGCAGGACTATTAGAAAATAAAGAACTAGCAGAAGAAATGCTACAAATAGAAAAGAAACAAGAAATTCTAATGGGTATATTGCGTGATATAGCCTCAGAATATCCGCAGGTTCGTGATGAGATTATGCGTAGACTTTCAGAGGTTGCTAAGAAAGATGAAGTGATTACAATTGTCCACGATGTTCAATGATTTTTTAGAGGCTCTTGCTGACAATCATTTTGAAGAAACTCCAGTTGATGCAAAGACGTTCGTTGAATCTTCAGACTATCTAGGTCAGCCAGGGTTGTCTACAATTCAATATGACATTGTTGAGGCAATGAGTCAAATATATCGTAAAGAAGATTTACAACAATTAATGGGAGAAGAGGATGGTGCAAAGTACTATGAAAAATACACAAAGAACGAAATTATTCTTCAACTTGGGAAGGGTAGTGGGAAGGACTTCACCTCTACTGTTGCTTGTGCTTATATTGTCTATAAGTTATTATGTCTTAAAGACCCTGCAAGATATTTCGGAAAACCAAGTGGAGATGCAATAGATCTAATCAATGTTGCTATTAACGCACAACAGGCTAAAAATGTTTTCTTTAAAGGCTTTAAGTCTAAGATTGAACGGTCTCCGTGGTTTGCTGGAAAGTATGAGGCAAAAGTAGACTCGATAAGTTTTGATAAATCAATCACAGTTTATTCTGGACACTCAGAGCGTGAGTCTCATGAGGGTTTGAATCTTTTGCTTGCAGTTCTTGATGAGATTTCTGGATTTGCTACTGAAGTCGGAACTGGAAATGAGCAGGGAAAGACTGCAGACAACATCTATAAAGCATTCCGTGGATCAGTAGACTCTCGTTTCCCAGACCTTGGCAAGGTAGTTCTTCTATCGTTTCCCCGCTATAACGGTGACTTTATTTCTGAGCGGTATGAAGCAGTAATTGCTGATAAAGAAGTAGTTACAAAAACACATAGGTTTATTATTAACCCCTTGTTGCCAGAAGATGATAAGGATAATTGGTTTGAGATATCTTGGGATGAAGACCATATTCAATCTTATAAATATCCTGGAGTTTTCGCACTTAAAAGGCCAACATGGGAAGTAAATCCTACTCGTAAGATTGATGATTTTAAAATTGCTTTTATGACAGATCTTGGCGATGCTATGATGCGTTTTGCCTGTGTTCCAACATTTGCGTCTGATGCATTCTTTAAACAAGCAGACAAAGTAAGAGCATGTATGACATTAAGAAATCCATTAGATTTATTTAGAAGATTTGAAGAAAATTTTAAGCCAGATCCAGAAAAGGTTTATTATGTTCACGCTGACCTTGCACAAAAACACGACAAGTGTGCGATTGCAATTGCACATGTTGAAAAATGGGTAAATGTTCAAGTAATTAAAGATTATGAACAGATATCTCCAATAGTTGTTGTAGATGCCGTTGCGTGGTGGGAGCCTAAAGTAGAGGGTCCAGTTAACCTATCTGAAGTAAAACAATGGATACAAAATTTAAGAAGGGTTGGCTTTAATATAGGCCTAGTAACATTTGACCGATGGCAATCATTTGATATTCAAAACGAATTGCAGGCGGTGGGTATAAAAACAGAAACAGTATCAGTAGCCAAAAAACATTATGAAGATATGGCGATGTTGGTATATGAACAAAGACTTGCAATGCCTGCAATTGAGTTATTGTTTGAAGAACTTACTGAATTAAAAATAATGAAAAATGATAGGGTGGACCATCCTCGTAAAAAATCTAAGGACCTCGCAGACGCTGTATGTGGTTCTATTTTTGGTGCTATTTCTCATACACCCAGAGATCAAAACCTTGAAGTTGAGGTTCATACTTATCGTGGACAGCCCCGTAGAGTTGACACGCTCCCTGAGAACGTGATACAATATAAACCTATTCCGAAAGAAGTCGAAGACTATTTGGGTAGATTTAATTTACTATAAAAAACAAAATGAATAACAAAGGAGAAAAAATGAATTCATTTAAGAAGATCGCTCTTGGCATGGTTGCAGCCATGACACTGAGCACACTCGTAGTGACACCTGCAAGTGCCAATACCGTTTCTGTAGACGTAACAACAGAAATTTCTGGCGCAGGTACTGCAGCCTCACCATTCACAGTTAAGGTTCCATCTGATAACGTAGTAAGCGTTGCAGATACCTCAACTGTTACAAACAACGAAGCACTTCTTATCACCGCTACAGTTGTTGCTGGAACACCAGTAACATTTACTGCAGTTGGTGCTGGAACACGCCTCGTCTCTGCAATTGGTTCAACAGTTA